CTAGAGACCTCTCGCCCCTAAGCTCACCGCCCTCGCCAGCGCCTGGGCCAGCTGGGCGTCCGAGCGGATCAGGCCCGGGACGTCGCCGCCCTGGACATTGACCGTCACCGACACGCCCGCGCCCCCGCCGGCCAACGCGTCGATGGTTCCGGCCGAGGCGGGGCGGAACAGCTCCGGCCCGCGCTCGCCGACCAGATAGGCGCCGCCCGGCAGCACCGGGCCGCCGTCGGCTCTCGCCCCGGAAAAGCTCTTGGTGAGCGTGTCGGCCAGGCCGCCCTTCAGCGCCGCCCCGGCCGCGCCCAGCACGGCGCGGGCCAGTTCGGCCAGCGATACCTGGCCGTCGGACGCGGCGCGGGCCAGCGACCGGGCCAGGGACGCGCCGGCGCGGGCGAAGGCCTCGTCGATCGAGCGGGCCGCCCGTTCGGCCGGGGCCTTCAGGGCGTCCAGCGCCGCGGCGGCCTCGGCGGCGCGGGCGGGCACGGCGGACAGGCCGTCTTGATCCGGGGTCATGAGGTCTCCTCGTCGGGATAGCGGGCGATCAGGGCGGAAAGCTCGGCGCGGGACAGGACCGGCGTCGGCGGCGCCTCGGTCAGAATTCGCCACTCGAGCAGCGACAAGCGCCAGAAGGCTTCGGGCGGCACGCCCAGCCGCAGGGCCAGGCGCAGCGGCGCGGCCCAGCTCATGCGCAGGCCGCCAAGGCGGCGGCCAGGGCGCTGGCGGCCTCCGGGACCGTGGCGCGGGCGGCGATGTCCGGATGCTCGCCGCCACCGTCCAGCAGAGCGGCGAGGATCGCGGAGAGCTCGGCCGCCGACAGGGTGGCGATGCGGTCGGGCAGCTGGCTCCAGTCCGATAGGCTCAAGCTGGCCTCGATCCGCGCCAGGGCGCCCAGGGTCAGGCACAGGCGACGGGGCGCGCCGGCGAGGGTCACGACGACCTCGCCCCGCGCGGGGTTGGGGGGCGGCATGGTCAGATCGCCGTGAAGGTCACCGGACCCGCGCTGGCCAGGCTGAGCGCGAAGGCCGCCTCGCCGTCGTGCTCGCCGGCGTATTCCAGGGCCGCGACGAGGAACGCGCCTTCCAGCTGGCCGAAGTCGGGCACGATCAGCCGCCAGGTCCGGGCCGACTGGTCGAAGAAGCTCTGGCGCACCTGGGCGTCCGAGGCGGCGTCGCGGAAGATCCCCGAGCCGGAGACGGCGACCGACTTGATCCCCGCCCCGGCCAGCAGCTCGCGCCAGCGGCCCGTGCTGTCGCTGTCGGTGACGTCGATGGACTTGGCGTTCAGGCTGATGGTCCGGGCCCGCAGGCCCGCGACGGTGTGGAAGGTCGGGGTCGCGGCCCCGTCGCTGATCTTCAGCAGCATGTCCTTGCCGGCTTGGGCGGCCATGGGTCTCTCCGTGTCAGGGGTTTTCGGTCACCGCCCGCACGCGGACGATCCCCAGGGTGGTCTCGCGGTCGGCGCCGGCGAAGCAGTCGGCGTACGGCACGCGCAAGGTCACCAGGCGCCGGCCGCTCAGGGCGGGCTTGGCCTCGTGCAGCGCCAGTCGGACGGCCGCGACCAGGGCGCGGGCCTCCTCGGGTCCGCCGAAGCGGCTGGCGCAGGTCAGGGTCAGAAGGTGCTCGACGGCGTCGTTCTCGCCAGCCGGCCGGCCCTCGGATCGGGTGACGACGACGCAGGGATAGGTCGGCAGGCGCGGGCTGGTCGCATAGATGCGCTGGCCGGCGATGGCGGTGACGGCGGGCGCGGCCTTCAGGCTGGCGACCAGGGCGTCGATCAGGGGCTTGTCGCTCACAGCCGCGCCTTTCGATAGGGGGTCAGCCAGGGCTCGACGAGCGAGAGCGAGGGTTCTGCGGCGTCACCCAAGGACGAGCGATGCTCGTAGGCGTGGGCGACCAGGGTCAGCACGGCCAGCCGCAGCGGCGCGGGGCTGGACGCGGTCAGGGCGACGCCGGCGGCGCTGGCGACGCGCGCCTCGGCGGCGTCGATCAGGATCGTGAGGACCGCGTCCTCCGACGTGTCGGCCACGCGCAGGAACGCCCGGGCCTCGGCCAGGGTGAGGGATTGGGGCATGGGGGTTTCCTGGAGAAAGGGCGGCGCCGCCCCCTCAGTCGCTCCGCGACAGCTCCCCCGGCGGGGGAGCAGAATTCGCGCGTCTCCTCCCCGCCGGGGGAGGTGGCCCGGAGGGCCGGAGGGGGCGGCGCCGTGCCGGCCGAACTAGCTCGCCGCGAACTTCAGCAGCTTGACGGCGTCGAAGTTCTGCACGCCGCCGCCGACGCGCTTAGTGGTGTAGAACAGCACGTGCGGCTTGGCCGAGTACGGGTCGCGCAGCACGCGCACGCCGGCGCGGTCGACGATCAGATAGCCCTTCTCGAAGTCGCCGAACGCCACGGCCAGGGCGTTGGCCGCCACGTCGGGCATGGCCTCGATCTCGGTGACCGGGAAGCCCAGCAGGCTGGCCGACTGGCCCGGCTGCAGGGCCGCGTTCCAGATGTAGTTACCTTGCGCGTCCTTGAACTTGCGCACCGCGCTGACCGTGCGGCGGTTCAGCACGAAGCGGCCGTTCTGGCGGTACTGGGTCTTGGTCGCGTAGATCAGGTCGATCAGCTTGTCGGTCGGGTTGCTGGCCGGCCAGCCGCCCGCCACGCCGGTGGCCAGGTAGCCGACCTGCCCCCAGGCGTACGACGCGTCCGGCGCGGCGGTGTAGGCCAGCAGGCCCTTGGGCTTGTTGACCCCGTCGCCGGTCACGAAGGCCGTGGTTTCCTGGGCCGCGAAGGCGTCCTGCACTTCTTCGGCCAGCCACTCGTCGATGCTGACATAGGCGTCGTCCAGCAGGGCTTGAGTGGCGGCCGGGCTGGCGTAGAGCTCGCCGGCCGGGAAGTCGATGACGTCCAGGGTCGGGGCGGTGGTCTCGGGCCGCGCGGCGGTCTCGGCCACCCAGGCGGCGGCCAGGCCCGTGGGCGACACCGGCTTGCGGAAGGTCCCAGCGCCGATGGTGCGGACCTGGCAGATCTCGCGCATTGGGCTGGTGGCCGCCAGGCGGCGCAGGATCAGCCGCTCCAGTTCCGCCGGGGCGACATAGCCGCCGGCCGTGGCCGTTCCTTCCGACAGGCCCTTCATTTCCAGCAGAGCGGCGGGAGTCTCGCCGGTCTTCACATAGCGGTCGAAGGCGGCCTTGCGCTCGTCGACGGTGGCGACCGGCGCCTCGCCGGCCAGGGCAGGCCTCCGCAGGTCGGCCATGATGCGATCCAGCCGCGCCTGGGCCTGGGAGACGGCCTCGTCGATGCGACCGACCTTCTCTTCCAGCAGCACATCGGCCCGCTTGGTCTCGATCGCCGCCAGCCGCTGGTCGTTGGCGGCCTTGAAGCGCTCGAACGCCGACAGGACGTCCGCCAGCGCTCCGCGGGCCTCGGGCGAGGCCGCGTGTTTGGTTTCCTTCATGGGGATCTCCGGGTTGCTAGGAAATCTGCTCCCCCGCTGGGGGAGCTGTCGGCGGAGCCGACTGAGGGGGCCAGCTGGACGCATGCCGAGCTGCCCCCTCCGACCCTCTGGGCCACCTCCCCCAGAGGGGGAGGATAGGGTTAAGCCACCGTCAGCCGTGCGCCCGGCAGCATCGGAAAGGTCACGATCGACACCTCCCACAGCTCGACGCGGGACAGCACGCGCAGGCGCCCCTGGGCGCGGGCCTTCACCTGGCGAAAGCCGATGGAGAGGCCGTCCAGGGCGCCCGCCTCGACCAGGGCCGCGACCAGGCGGCCCCTCGGGGTCGTTCGCAGGATCCGTCCACGGACGAACAGGCCCTTGGCGTCCTCGACGACCGCGTCCCAGACGCCGATCGGCTCGGCCTCGTCGTGCTGGTGCAGCATCTTGACCGGCGCGCCGGCGGCCAGGCTCTCGGCGAAGGCCCCGGCGGCGGTGACGTCGTCATTGAGGTCGCGGGTCCAGAACAGGGAGGCGTAGCCTTCGATCTTCAGCTCATCCTCGTTTCTCGGCGTCATCGCGATCGCTCCAGCTTGGCCTCGATGCGGTCCAGCGACTGGCGGGTCGCGGCCGCCTGCTCCTCCAGCCGCGCCAGGCGCTCGGCGACCGGAGCCTGGGCCTCGAGCCGCCGCTGCATGTCGTCGATCCGGGCCGAGGCCCGGCCGGCCCACATCAGGGCGGCGGCGGCCTGCAGGAAGACGGTGATGCAGAGACCCAGCGACACCTGGCGATCGAACCGCCAGCCGGTTGCAGGGCCGCTCAATGTTCCAGCCCCGCCAGCCGCCGACGCTCGGCGTCGGTGAGAAAGCTCGCCGCCTCCAGCCGGCTCCACAGGGCGTCGCGCTCGGCCGACAGGGCGGGCACGGCGTCCAGGTCGGGGGCGATCCGCGCGCCGGGGAACTTGGCCCCCAGCCAGCCGGTCAGGGCCCGCGCCGCCCGCTCGGCCAGCGGGACGACCGTGCCGCGCCAGAAGGCGGCGTTGGCCTCGCGATAGTTGGCGTAGGTGTTGTCGCCGGGAATGCCGAGCAGCTGCGGCGGGACGCCGAACGCCAGGGCGATCTCGCGGGCGGCGGCGTGCTTGCCCTCGGTGAAGTCCATCTCGGCCGGCGTCAGCGACATGGCCCGCCAGTCCAGCCCGCCCTCCAGCAGCAGCGGCCGGCCGGCGTTGGCCTGTCCGGCATGGGCGTTGGCCAACTCGGTCTTCAGCCGGTCGAACTGCTCGTCGGTCAGGCGGTCGCCGGCGTCCTTGGACGAATAGACCAGCGCCCCCGACGGCCGGGCCGAATTGTCCAGCAACGCCTTGTTCCAGGCGCTGGAGGCGTTGTGGACGTCGATGGCGTAGGCCGCCGCCTCCAGCGGCGAGAAGCCGTAGTGGTCGCTGGTCGGATTGAAGAGCTTGAGGTGCAGCACCGGCAGCCAGCCGTCGGCGTCGCGGCCGATCCGCACCGTGCGCCCGGCGGCCTGGTAGTCATAGGCCAGCGGCCAGCCGCGCGGGCCGGGGACCACGGTCATCCGGTCCGGGCGCAGGGCGTAGAGCTCCGTCAACTGAGCGTCGCCGGCCGCCTCCAGATAGGCGTTGCCGGCGACCTGCAGGCCGCCGAAGAACGCCTCCATCAGATCGGGCCCGCCCTGCTCGGGATTGGGCCGGTCCAGCAGGCGCTTCAGCGGATGATCGTCGGCCCGCCGGCCCTCGACGAACACCGCCAGCGGCGTCGACGCGGCGGCCTCGGCGATCAGCCGCGTGCAGCGATAGGCCACGGGGTTCTTCGCGAAGCCCTCGGTCGCAAGCGCGCCATAGTCGCGCGGCGTCCACTGCGGCCGGCCTCCCGTGGTCAGGGCGATCAGCCGCGCGGCGCGGGAGTCCTTGCGCTCGGGCGGGCGGGGTTTGAAGAGGGGCATGGTGCGAGGCTCCGGGGTTCGGAGTTGAGAACAAATAGGGAACACTGTAGGGTGGCGTTGGGGACCTCTCTCCTCCCCCTCTGGGGGAGGTGGCCCGGAGGGCCGGAGGGGGCAGCGCCGGAGCGTCCGATGAAGGCTCAGCTAGAGCGGCGACTGACCGCCCAGAGATTCCGGCAGGAACTGACCCTGCCGGAGATCCTGCTGTGGCAAAGGCTGAAGGGCCGTCGGCTCGCCGGTCTGCACTTTCGCAGGCAGCATCCGATCGGGCCCTATATTCTTGACTTCTACTGCGACGCCTTGAGACTCGCCGTCGAAGTCGATGGAGAGATGCACGTGTTCGACGACAATCCGGTCAGGGATCGCAGGCGCGATGCGTGGCTGGCCGAACGCGGCATACGAACCTTGCGCATCATCGCTCGGGACGTTCTGGCCGACGCCGATGAGGCCGCCGCGAGCATACTGGAATTCGCCCGCGCCGCCCCCTCCGGCCCTCTGGGCCACCTCCCCCGGAGGGGGAGGAGATGCGCCCGGAAGTCTGCTCCCCCTCAGGGGGAGCTGTCACGAAGTGACTGA